ATAGATTAATCTATCTTCTCTATTTTTTTTTATTTATTTGGAGTGAAATACTCATTATATCTATCAAAGAGTATTTCACTCATTCTAACAATCTCTACTGATTCATATTTTGTACAACTGAACTCAAGATCAAGACTATGATGTTCTCCACCACACATTGTAGATAGGTTATCATTAGTCCTTAGTGGTATACAGTCAGACAATAGCCAAGACAAATCTTCATCAGTAATTGGACCAACTACAGCTTTATCACCATTATTGAGTAGTCTTTTAACAAGACCAAATTTGTCAAGAATATTTAATACCACATCATAGTTTTCATCCGGCATCGTTATTTTTATATACTGTCTGTCACCATCAAGTTTATCATATTCACTTCCCATATATTAAAACCCTTTCAACTACATATTTAATTATTCTCAGGTTTACTTGGATTTAAACTTTTAATACCTTCTATTGAAACAAAGAGTAATAGAGAAGATAGATTAATTCTATCTTCTCTATTTTTTTATCTATTTTTAGTTCCAAGAGTTGATACTCTGTGGTCTATTAAGTACCGCTGAATTACCAACACCAGATACCATCTTACCACTCTTAATATCATAATGAAGTGCCTCATTGAAATCTGAAGCATTGAATCCACTATAGAAGTTAAGAGAGTTAGCTACTATCTTATACTTATCAAGAAGTACCTTAGCCATCTTGTTAATCTGTATTGATTCATACTTAGTACAATGGAACTCTATTTGAGTCTGTACAACTTCATGCTGAGCACCCTGCTGGTTAAATACGTCAGTATTCAACCCACCTGGGAAGCAGTTAGCAAACAAACAAGCATACTCTATATTCTCACCTGTTACATCAGTTGAGCAATAAATAAATTCTGCTGTCTGGTTAGCCTGAAGTCTCTCAAGGCTAGAACCATTATAATGTGAAAGACCTGTCATCAAGTCTGTTGTTCCGTTAATCCATGTATGCAAAACTTCTCTTACAGGAGAACCTGAGAACTCGTATACTGTAACAGTAAATGAGTTTGTACTATCCTGTGCAAAAGTTGGAATCTCAAATGACTTACCAATATAACCACCAGTAATCTGACCAAATTCTACAGATACATCATTAAGACCAGTTATTTCAGTATTACCATATTCTACGATATGCTTAAACTTATTAAACTGCTGTGGAATACCTGTCTGTGGGTCAAGAAGGAAAGCTGGTTTTCTTACCATGAACAAACGACCATAACCAGTTTTAAGAGGGTCATAACATCTTAGAACTTCATTAATGACATTTGTACCACCAAGGAAAAGAGCGTAATTGGTAAGGTTATTATTTGTATGGGATTTAATACCACTCTGAATTGTATTTGCCATCTTAATCTATCTCCTTTCGTTATTCTTGTGTTGACTCAGCAGGAGCTACATACTGACGCTTATTGATATCAATCTCAATAATAGCCTTCTTTGTAAGTCCTCTAAATACTACTGCTAAATAAAGGTGAAGAATAGAATGATTAAATTCATATTCAGAAGTTGCAAAGTTAAATTCAAGTGACTGTACAATAGAACCAATCCATGAAGCATACTTAGCTTTCTCAACAGTAACAAAATCTTTTCTTACACTTTCATCAGAGAAGTTATAGATCTGACTCTCTGTATCCTTTTCAACCATTCTCTTAAGTGTATAAAGAATAGTAGAATCAGACTCTTCAAGAAGATCAGTTTCTGCTTTCTGCGTAGTATTCTGTACTGCTCTATAGAATGTATTCTCTCCAATACACTCAAAGTAATTGAGTCTATTATTATACAATCTCTCTTTAAGGTCATTATCATATTCCTCAACTATAGGCTGAAGACTATCTTTAATATGACCTGTTAGAGTACAATTACCTCTAACAAATGGAATATGCATTCCATTCTCTGTAATATGATCAACATACTCACCTGATGTGAAATATGAGATAGTTACATTACATCTCTTATTAGTAGAATATTCTCTAACCTCGTAATTCTGTACATCTACAGAAACCATATGATTATCAAATACTCCATAATTCTTTATAAGACCCTTTACTATAGAATTAGAGAATGAAGTAATTATTCCTGTATCAAGATATACTCTACAATCATTTCTAGTCTTAGCAAGATCTACGATTACATTCTTTACAGTATATGGATAATTAGCATCAAAGAATGCAGATACTGGTATTCTCTTAGGAGAAAGAATTCTTCTATCATGAGTACCATTATATGCTTTCAAAAGAGCATCTTCATACTCCTGCTCAAGTGTCCAAGTTGTCTGATGTCCACCATCATCTTGTACAGTTCTAGGAGTATCAAAATATCCATTATTACCGTTCTTGAGAACAAGACCCTTTATTGAATCAAACATAACGAGTCCATCGCTATTTGTGTAATCCTTTGAATCATAACCTGGTGCTGTAGTATTAACATCAGCTGTAAGCTTCTTAGGGTAATAAATACACGGAAGTATTTCACCAACTGACTCAACTGGTCTACCATAAATAGGGTCAAACATATCAACATCAGGTATATTATCCACATCAGTTGCACTAATAAGTTCATTAAGCTTCATAAGTTTAGCATAATTCTCTTTATGTTCTGTTGCAACTGGAGTAGTACCATTAAGCTGATCTGTTGGAATGTTATAAGTAGTAAGATCTGCCTGATACTGAGCTTTAAGGTCAATATTCTGCTGCTTGATAAACTTAACATAAGCATCATATACAGCCTGAACAGTTTCATCATTACACTTAATAAGTATAGGTGTCTTATCAATATCTGCTTCTTCTACAACATCATCAATTAATGTAGAACCTTCAGAAGTATATTTCATAGAAGAAACTAATCCACCTACATAATTAGCATCTTTCTTCAATCCATTCTCAGATGTAATAACCTCAAAGTTATACATCTTGATACCATACTCTTTTTCATAAGTAAGAGCCTGAGAAATTCTCATAGAGTAGAAGTTGCCACAATCACCTCTTCCTGAGTATCTTACAGTCATCAGTGGAAGCTGATTATAGTTCTCTGCATCTTTATCAGTAAACTCAGTACCCTTAGCTGCTGTAGCAAGAGCTTTGCTATCACTTATATTTTCTTTACTCTTAGCAACAATCTTAATTCTAAATTTTCTATCACTTGCCTTAGGAGCATCTGCTGCAGTATCTGCTTTATAAAGAATTGAAACTATCGCATTTGAATAAGCTGCATTTTCAGGCATGACTCTCATCATCCATACAGCTGAGTTATTATGGTCAAGTACATTATATGCCTGCATCAATGGTTGACCATATTTCTTAAAATTTGAATCACCAAATGTTTTAATGGCATCAGCTTTATTTGTTTTTCTAATCCATCTATTATCAACGCCCTTAGGAGCTCTAACGGCATATGCTTCAATGACGGATACATCAACAGCAGGAGCCTGCTCATCGTTAGCTACCTGTGTATAGTCATTAACATAGCTTTCTATATGTGGAAATGAAAAACGAGGAACAATCTGTATTGTTTGTGCCATGTTATTTTCTCCTTACAATTTAAATATTAGAGTTTATTTTTAATAAAACTCTATAGATTTATTTTAATGTTCGCTAGTCATATCCAAGGAAACCTATTGCTTTAAGATAGTTTCTACCACGGATGGAGTTTCTTCTCCTTTAGATTTAGTTCTATTCAATGATGTAGTAATCATAGAATCCATATCCTCAAATGTAATAGCATTAAATGTAGATGTATACTGACATATCTGTCTTACATTATTCATCTTGTAATCATAATCAGATAAATCTTCTGTAGTAACTACTTGACAGAATTTCTTACTAGGATTTCTTTTATCTCTGCACATAGTAGCTAGTATCATTTCTTCTACTACATTCATTACATTAAATCCTACATTATTTAAATCAAGATTCTTTTGCCATGTTTGCATCATTTTACTATATGGGATACAAGCAGGTAATTTTCCTTTTATAATTAGATCCATAAATGCTTCACAGTTACTACTATCTTGAATTACAGAACTTGCCATTATCTTAGCACCTTTTTGATAGTTTAATACTTTACATTTAACTTCATTAACATCACCTTCTTTATTAGCAATATTAACAATTCTATTCTCTGATGAATTGGAAAATAATTCTATCCATGTAGGAACATTAAAAGCTTTCATTTCTTTTAATTTATCTTTTTCAAATATTCCTACATTAAATATACCTAGAGTTCTTATTGTATCACCTTTATCTTCAGCAAATTTACCAGTTTCATCAAAATATGATTCTGGTAAATAAAACTCAGCATAATCAGCTTCTAGGTAAATATATTTTCCATCTGATCTAAAATATGAAGCCATATTTAAAATCCTTTCGTTTATTTATTCTAGTTTACTTTAATGTGCTAAAGGGAAGAATTTACCATAGTAGAAATAATTCTACTATGGTAAATAGACTTAAAAAACTTGACTTAGGAGTAATCCATGAAAAAAAAAAGAAAACCTTTTAATCTCTTAAAAGATTTACTATTATGTTATAATGAATTAATTATTAAACGGCTTGTATAACTTGGTATAAAAATCATTAAATCGTTTAGCTAATTTATTAAATATCTCTATATACTCATTCCTTTTCTTCTTCAGTAATTTCTTCCTTAATCTCTTCTTCATCATCAGTCCTCAGTATATATGGTCTAGTCATACCACGTCCAGTAGTATTATCATCAACCTCATTATTCTCTTCTATTACATCCTTATTTTCTTCTACTACTTCATCCGACTTATTATTTTCAGCTTCTTTTTCTTTCTCTTCTTTATCATAATCAGCTAATTGACTATCTACAAGAGTATTAAACTTTTCTTCATATATTGATTTTAATTCTTTAGAAGATAAATTCTCATCAAAATCATTTATATCTAAGGAATGAAGTTTATCAATATAGAACTTCTTTAATGCATCTTCTTTAGATGATTCATAATGAATTCTCTCTGGGTGTTTTTCATATGTAGTATTATTCTCTACAAAATAATCTCTATACTCCATAAAATAATCATCAATACCCATAATAATTCCTTTAAAGTTTAATTCCTGCTCGGTAGATTCAAACTTATGATAAATAAGACTTGCTAATCCACTATTAATAGCATTAACAAACATAATATCTTTCTTATTATATGGGTCTGAATAAGCAATCATTCTTGCATAAATAAATAAAAAGAGATTATTAAATGGATGATATTTCTCATCTAAGAAAGTTTCTTCTATATTAAGGAAGTATGTATATAAATCCTGTTTAAATCCAAACATCTTCATCTTAGCATAGAATTTATCCATTATATAACTTCCTCTTCTATTATTAAAGAAAGCTATTTTAATATTCTCTACTTCATTTTTCCCTAGAGCTTTAAATCTATCATAGAGGAAATCATAATTTAATGAACTTTCAATAGTTCTAATCATATCTTCCATCTTTGCTTTTTTTGTATGATCCTTTTCTAGCTCTAACGACTGCTTCATATTTTCTAAGTTCTTCTTTTTAATCTCTCTTGCTTTATCAGAAGTTACATAATTCATATATTCTGAGAATATAGTATTACTCTCTTCTTTTAGCTTATCTGCTTCTGTTTTTGCTGATAATAGAACTAGTGAAGAATTCTTAATTTCTTTAATTTCATCTCTCAATTCTTTTTCATTAAGATTCTTAATTTCTTCAGTAACCTCATCTGATGTCGAGTACTTAATCAAGAACTCTCTTATTACATCTAAATCCATTACTTCTAATTCTTTTTTATCATATTTCAATATATCATCAAGAATACTTGTATTAAGTCTATAATTATTTCTAACAAGACCTTCACTCATATCTTTAAGATATTTAAGTTGTTCATCCATAGATTTAATCATATCCATAATACTCTTAAATTCATTAGGATTAAATCCACCACCTTTGTTAGATGTTTCTTCTGTAGGAATTTCTACAACTTCGTTATTTGTTACTTCATTTACACTCTCATTAATATTTTCCATTATGAGTTCCCTTTCTTGATAAAATTTTTATATTTAATTAATTAGTTTCATTGAGTATTATTTAATAATGATTACTGTTAAATAAAATTGATTCAAAAATATGAAAGGAATTTATATTTAAATGGGAAATAGAATAAATAGAATCAATGGTAAGTATTATGACTTAGGTACTGGTAATACTTCATTTTTACAAGTTGCTAAGGATTTAAAAAGATTAGGTATAAAAAATTTCTATTTTATGTTAGAGATTTGTGATTATAGCTTAATTAATATAAATCCACATGCAGTTGATAAAGATGGACACACTACACTTAGTAGAGACCAGATAAGTAGAGTACTTACTGAATGTGCTAGAAATCCTTGGTATTATCTTAGAGAAATATGTAGAATACCTACTCAGGGTGGTTCTACTGTTCCTTATAAGGCTAATAGAGGAAATATAGCACAAGCTTATTGTATATTGCATGGTATTGATTCATGGTTATGTCTTCCACGTCAACAAGGCAAGACAGAATCTGCTGTAGCTTTATTAACTTGGGCTTTTAAATTTGGTACTACCAACTCACAATTTATTTTTGTAAATAAAGATGGTGACCAAGCTAAGGCAAATTTAAAAAGACTTAGTGAACAGGTTAGAGTATTACCTGAATATATGAGAGGCAATAGTATAGTAGACGAGAATGGAATTACTCAAAAAGGAAAAGATAATGCAACTATGATGACTAATCCTATTAATGGTAATTCTATTATAACAAAAGCAAAAGCGACATCATATGAAGGTGGATTATCTTTAGCACGTGGTATGACAGCACCCCTCGAATACTTCGACGAGCCAGAGTTTACTAATCATATAGGTACTATTATATCAAACTCTGTATCAACATATGAAACTGCCGCATCAAATGCTAAAAAGAACCATGGTATGTATGCACGTATTTTTACATGTACCCCTAAATTTATCACTGGGGGTGTAAAACCTCTTTAATTGCTGGAACATCTTAACTCTATAAGAGAAAGACAATCAGCAGCCA